GCGAAAAAGAAATGGGATTCCCCCCCCGCTCCAACGCAAAAAAAAAAATACGATACACGGACAAAAACAAATCTGGGCCGAACAAATATTCCCAAAGGGGCAAAACATGGCAAAAGAAAGTGTAAAGGCTGAGGCTGCTGAAAAGAAGGAGGAAACAAAGGCGAAAACATCCACAGGAAACAATCCTGTGTACAAGGTAAATGAGCTTGCGGCAAAGGCACGCCAGATTTTCGGGACAACGCCGGAGGTTGTGACTGTGGCGCTAAACTCAGCTGGAAAGGAAACAGCAACGGTAGGTGAAGCAAAGGCGGCCGTCAAGGCATTTTTGGAAAGAGAGGTAAACTAAATGGCACAATTTTTCATTATCGGCGAGAAAAAGACACGTCCCGGTGTCTACTTCCGCTATGAGAATTATGGCACGCCACCGGTTGCCGGAGTGGATGATGGCAAATGCGCAGCAGTATTCCGTTCCAACTGGGGACCGGTGGGGCAGGCAGTAGTTCTGGAACAGCCAGAGGACATTGCCAAGAAATATGGTGATGGTGGGGAGAACGGCACTACAGCTGTACCAATGGAGCAATTTAAGGGCGGGGCAAGGCTTGTCTATGCAATACGCCTGGGTAACGGTGGTACACAGGGGATGTATAACATTGAGGACGAACAGTCTGAAACTGTCCTCCGTCTGATTTTGAAATATCCCGGCAGCAGGAAATTGTCGCTCACAATCAGACCTACACTTGCAGATGAAAACATTACAGAACTTCTCATTATTGAAGGAACCGAACAGCTGGAGAAGTTGACATTCGACAACACCAGCAACAGTGTTACTGCGCTTCTGGAGGCGTATCAGAGCAAAGGCAGTGATTATTTCACTTTGACAAAGATTAAAGACAGCAGTGAGAAATTGCAGACTATCGACCAGAAAGAAATAGAGGGAGGAACAGATCCGGTAGTGAATGTGGCGGCATACAGCGCTGCGTTTGAGGTTTTGGAGGCATACCGCTTTAATGTCCTCTCTCTGGATACGGTAGACACGCAGATTCAGAGTGTCATGCAGCTGTTCCTTAACCGTATTTATGACAGTGGTAAGTTCTGCATGGGCGTAATCGGCGAGCCGACAAGCGTTGATTTTGATACAAGGCTACGCCACGCAAGCGCATACAACGATTACCAGATTGTGTATGTCGGGAATGGTTTTACTGACATCAGCGGCAATGTCTATGAGGGATATATGGCAGCCGCCCGGATTGCGGGGCTTATCGCAGGCACTCCAAGCAATGAGAGTATTACCCATGCAGCAATTACCGGGGCTGTGGAACTGACGGAAATGCTGACGAACAACCAGCATGAGCGGGCAATCAAGGCAGGGGCGTTGATGTTCAGCGTTTCTGCTGCGGACACGGTATGGGTTGAGCAGGGAATCAATACGCTTGTACTGCCAACGGCAAAAGAGGATGATGGCTGGAAAAAGATTAAGCGTGTGAAAGTGCGTTTTGAGCTGTTCCAGCGTCTGAATGATACCGTAGAGGTGCTGATAGGCAGGATCAATAATGATCCAGATGGACGGGCGACTGTAATCCAGGTGTCTAACGGAGTGTGCCAGACAATGGTATCTGAGAAGAAACTGCTGGCGGGCGCACATGTTGAATTAGACACGGATAATCCGCCAGAAGGAGACAGCGCATGGTTTCTGGTTTATGCGGATGATATTGATGCGCTTGAGAAAATGTACTATGCGTTTAAGTTCCGTTTTGCACCGGAAGAAACAGAATAAAGGAGGGATGATAAATGGATGGATTAAACGATACCAGCCTGCTTGATGTCCGAAAGCTGATAAGCGGCAAAGATGGACAGCTTTTTGTAACAACGAAAGCAGGCACGAATCTTTTTCTTGCGGAGGTAGATACGTTCCAGACACAATTAAGCCCTACCAATGTGGATTACCAGCCTGTAGGAAGTGCGCTGATTTATGCCGTAAATACTGGCTATAGCGTTACGATTACGCTGACAGAAGCAGTGGTCCGGGATGATGTAATGATAAAAGAATTTATAGAGGATGTGCAGAAAGGATATTTCCCGACATTTGATTTCCAGGGGAAATTGAGGCGCAGAGATGGGCAGACAGAGAGAATGGTTTATAGAAACTGTGTCCCGGACGGTACGATTGACCTGCAGAACCTCAATCCTGGGGAGATTGTAAAGAGGGCGTGGAGTTTTATGGTAAACGCTACACCGGAAATGTTGGAATATTTCAAAAACAAAGCATGGACACTTGCTGAATAGGAGGAATAGAAGATGTCAGAACAAAAAAAGAACACAATGCCGGAACTGTACGATGATAACCCTGCGGGCGTAGAAGCGCCTACGCAGGAAGAGATTTTAATGAATGAGAATGACATTCTCCGTGGTCTGATTGAGGCCAGTAAGGAAAAAGACGATGAAAGCACCTACAAAAAAATCCAGATTAAGCGTGGCGGCGTTTTGAAATTTGAGTTCAGGATCAGGCCAATATCTGAGGAAGAGTCCCTTGCCTGCCATGACCATGCCACAAGGTTTGCGCCACGAAAGAAAGGACAGCCGAAGAGGGAGATTGAAACCAATTCGGCTAAATTCCGTTCCTGGCTTATTTACACAGCTACGGTTGACGAGGACAGGGCAAAAACATGGGATAACAGACAGGCGCAGGAAGCCCTTAATATTCTGCAGGGTGTTGATATGATTGACGCTGTTCTGCTTTCAGGGGAGAAGGACAGGATTATTGACGTAATCAACGAAATCAGCGGGTACGGCGACGATATGGACGAAACGGCAAAAAACTGATCAAGGCACGGGGCAAAGTTTATCTGATGATGAAAGTATGCGAGCGTTTCCCTCAGCTTGGCAGGATAGTGGACTATATGGCATTGCCGCAGGGGGAAAGAGCCATCTATGAACAGTATACGCTTGACGCTATAGAAGCAGAGGCAAGGACACCCGTGCTGAGATTTGATGCGGGAGGGGGTGGCCGGAGGTGAGCGATACCACCGTGATTGATGTGATAGTCCAGGTGTCAGACGAAACTGGCAGCGGGGCTAGAAGCGCAGAGGCAAATGTCAGCAAACTGGAGCGTTCCATTATGAATCTCCAGAAACAGATTATGGGAATGAAAGGCAAAAGCAGGCTGGAAGTGGTTGCGTCATTAAAAGATATGGCGTCCAAAGGAATCCAGAATGTAGCCTCAGCAGGAAAGAACATTGCCGGAAAAATCTGGACTGTCACGATGAAAGCGAAAGACCTTGTGACCGCCCCGTTCAAAAAAGTATTAGGGCTGATTACCAGCCCTGTGACGCAGGTAGCGGCGTTTGCCGGAATATCCCTCGGTGTGGCAGACACACTGAATACATTTAAGGACTTTGAAGCGGCAATGTCGCAGGTCCAGGCTGTGAGCGGTGCTACTGGGAGTGATTTGGCAAAGTTGACAAACAAAGCAAAGGAAATGGGCGCATCTACCAAGTTTACGGCGGCAGAGTCGGCAGAAGCTATGAACTATATGGCGATGGCGGGATGGAAAACAAAGGATATGCTCGGTGGTATCGAAGGAATTATGAACCTTGCGGCGGCATCAGGGGAAAGCCTTGGCACAACATCAGATATTGTAACAGACGCATTAACAGCGTTTAACATGAAGGCATCTGATGCAGAACATTTTTCGGATGTCTTGGCCGCTGCGTCGTCCAATGCAAATACCAATGTAAGCATGATGGGCGAAACGTTCAAATACGCAGGTTCAATGGCAGGTTCGCTGGGCTATTCCATAGAAGATGTTGCACTTGCGACAGGGCTTATGGCAAATGCTGGCATCAAGGCATCTATGGGCGGCACGGCATTAAACTCTATTATGACAAGGCTTGCAACGGATGCAGGGGCATCTTCCAAAAAACTTGGCGCACTCGGAACTTTGACAAAAAAACTTGGTGTGGAATTTTATGACGCACATGGCAATGCCAGAGATTTGTCAAAAGTCATGGGGGAAATGCGGAAAGCCACAAAGGGAATGACTGACGAAGAAAAGTCCAATATCGCAAAAACGATTGCAGGCGCAGAAGCCCAGAAAGGACTTTTGGCAATTCTGAACGCATCGGAAAAAGATTATAAAAAGCTGTCAAAGGCAATTAATAATTCAGACGGGGTAGCTAAGAACATGGCTGACACCATGCAGGATAATCTCTCTGGTTCTATTACATATTTGCAGAGTGCAGTAGACGGCGTGAAGATTTCACTTGGGGAGAAATTAGCCCCTCGTGTAAAGGGAATCGTTGACTGGTTGACTGGGCAGATGCCTGCAGTTGAAAAAGCACTTGGCAGTTTTTTAGATATGGCGCTTGACAAGGTAGACGGCATCAAAAATAAGTTCGCCCAGATTTCAGAATCAGACGAATTTAAGAACGCCGACCTGTTCGGCAAGGTAAAGATTGCCTGGGACGAAATCATAGCAGAGCCGTTCTCAGAATGGTGGAATGGTTCAGGCAAGACATGGCTGGCCGGAAAAGCAGAGGAAATCGGTGAAGGGCTTGGTTCGGCATTGCATAGTGGCATCATGGGGCTATTAGGGGTTGACATAGGCGGTGCGGCAACAGAGGGTGCAGATATTGGGAAAGCGTTTTCAGATGCATTTGTAGAAGCGTTTGACGGGAAAGAAGTAGGCAAAGCCATCTGGAAAGCTATTAA